GGGGGGGGGGGGNGGGGGGGGGTATGCCCGCCGCGGTCGGTCTGGTATGTCACACCACCCTGTCAGCCGCGCCTAGCGCACAGTACAAGTCAAAGTTATATTGGGCGGTATGGCCAAGCATACGAGTGCGGAGCGCACAGAGATCCTCGAGGAGGTGTTCGAGGGGATGACGAACGGGCGTACGGTGGCGGACACCTGCCGGAAGCTGAAGGTGAGCGCGGGGATGGTGCGCCAGTGGATCGCCAGGGACGAGGCGCTGACGACCCGGTACCAGCGGTTGCGGCCGTTACTGGGGGCGGCGTTGGCGGAGGAGGCGATCCGGGTGGCGCGGGACTCGACGACCCAGACGACGGCGATGGACCGGGTGCTGATCGAGACGCTGAAGTGGGCGGCGTCGAAGAGCGCGCCGGTGGAGTACGGGGACAAGCAGGTGGTGCAGCACGAAGGACAGCAGACACTACAAGTCAAAGTGATCGAGGACGAGGCACCGGTCCGGAACGTGAAGGCGCTGAAGGAGGCTGCGGTCAGCGCGGTCCTGAAGGCCGCAGCAACAGGACCGATGGCGCTCCCTGCCCCAGATCGCGACGAAATCGCCTAGTTTGCGCTAAAATCGATTCTAAGGCCCGAACGATGACGGGGGGTAGCCAGGGTATGGCTGACCCCCTGTTGTGCGTTCTGGGGGCATTCTGGCGCAATCTAGGGGGTGTCGCGCCGGAATCAACCATGCCGAGTTCCGGTCCCTCAGCGCGGGTGGGGTCTGGTGGCCAGGATTATGTAAAGTTGGCCAGCGCGGAGTGAAGATGTGAAGGAGTGAAGGAGTAAACGAGTACACTTGGTACCAGTTACTAGTTACTAGTTAACTACTCCTAGTATACTAGTGTCTGAGATAACGTAGATCTCTAGCGCATACCCCCGACACAGCTATGTCAGGGGTGACACTGGTGTCGGGGGTGAACAAGATTCGGACTAGACGTCAGAAAAGCTGGACAGTTTACCAAATATTCGCGCGGGGCTTGACAGATCGTGGTCAGGGTGTTATTTTGTACACTGCCGCCATTGGCTCTGCGCCAGATCGCTTCCTTGTCGAAGCACAGCGGTGGATGGGATGTCGTTTGCTGCCGCGCGGGTGGGGCAACGCAGCACCCCCGCCGGCGGCACGCATCCCGGAACTTTGCTCCGGAGCCCTGTGACTGCAAGCAAGCCGAAGCCGACCGAGGTCAGCGTGCGCCTGCACCGGTTGCATCCGGGTCAGGTGAAGGTGGCCCAACATCCCGCCCGGTTCCGGGTGGTCATGTGTGGCCGGCGGTACGGGAAGTCGGCGCTCGGGATTCGGTTGGCCTGTGACCAGGCGCTGGCCGGGCAGCCGGTGGGGTGGTTTGCCCCGAGTTACAAGTTAGCGCTCGAGGCGTGGCGCGAGTTATCGCAGCGTTTGCAGCCGGTGATCGGCCGGCAGAATGAGCAAGATAAGCGCATGGAGCTGGTAACGGGCGGGGTGATCGAGGTCTGGACCTTGGACTCGCCGGACCCGGCCCGTGGTCGTAAATATGCCCTGGCCATCATCGACGAGGCCGGGATCGCGAAGGACCTGCTCGATGTCTGGCAGGCCGCGATCCGCCCGACGCTGGTCGACCTGGGGGGACGGGCCCTCTTTTTGGGCACCCCGAAGGGGCGCCGGCATGGGTTCGTGACCCTGTTCAACCGGGGGCTGACGGGCGAGGATGGGGACTGGCAGAGCTTCCGGGCCTCTACGCTCGAGAACCCGTACATCCCGCCGGAAGAGATCGAAATCGCCCGCAAGGAGCTCCCGCCGGAGATCTTCCAGCAGGAGTTCGAAGGCATCCCGACCGACGATGGAGCCAACCCTTTCGGGTTGGAGGCCATCCGCAAGTGCATCACCCCCCAGAGCACCAAGAAACCGGTGATCTACGGGGTCGACTTAGCTAGGTCGATGGACTACACGGTGGTCTGTGGGCTGGATGCCTGGATGAACGTCTGTGTCCTGGAGCGCTGGCAGGCCCCGTGGGCCGAGACGAAGACGAAAATCGCGGCACTGGTCGAAAAGACGCCTGCCGTCGCTGACGCGACGGGGGTAGGCGATGCGATCGTGGCGGACTTGCAGCTGATGGGCGTGGATGTGACCCCGCATGTGTTCACCCAGTCCAGCAAACTCCGCCTCATGCAGCGCCTCATTGCCTGCTTTCAGGCCGCGGACCTCAAGATCCCGGACGGCTGGCTGGTCTCGGAACTGGAAGCGTTCGAGTTCACCTACACGGCCACCGGGGTCAAGTACGAGGCCCCGAAAGGCTACCACGATGACGGCGTGATGGCGCTGGGGCTGGCCGTCTACGGCTGGGACCGCGTCCAAGTGGTCAAGCCGGAGCCGGAAAAAATGGGGCTCGTCTTCGCGGACGACCCTGCGCTCGATCCGAATACACCCAAGCCGGCCCTCGTCGGCGACTTCACCTCGCAACTGCCCGCGGAGGGCTGGTAGATGGAAAAGAAAGCACGATTCATGGAGGCGGTGGCCCGAAAGGTCGGGAAGCGCCAGCCCGTGATGAAGCGGAAGCCCGGCATGGCCGTTATGATCGCCATCGGCGCCCCGAAGCCCGGTCCAATGGGTCAGAAGCCAGAGGACGAGATGGAAGACAAGGGCGAAGAGAAGGTCGACATGAAGACCGGCCTCTCCAAGGCCGAGAAGATCGCCGCCCTCCAGGAGAAGATTGCCAGCTTGAAGGCCGAGCTCGCCCTCCTCGAAGACGAGGACGAGATGGAAGATGAGTCCGAGATGGAAAAGGACGAGTCGGAGTACGAGGACGAGGACGAGGAGGACTGATGGCCAAGTCCCCGGCCTGGCAACGCGCCGAGGGCAAGAACCCCGAGGGCGGCCTCAACGAGAAGGGCCGGGCCAGCCTCCGGGCTGAGGGCCGGGACATCAAGCCGCCGGTCAAGAAGGCGGAGGCCAAGCGGTCCCCCGCCTCGGCCAAGCGACGGATTGCCTTCTGCCGTCGTATGAAGGGCATGAAAGCGAAACTTACCAGCGCGAAGACGGCCAACGATCCGAACTCGCGCATCAACAAGAGCCTTCGGGCGTGGGATTGCACATGAGCTTGGTTGATCGCGTCCTGCAATTCATGTTTGGGACGAAGGCGCCACGGCAGGCGCCGGAGCCGCACGCGCTCGATGCGCTGTGCGCCCGGTACGCCTGCACCTATGAGCGCTCGGTCTTCCAGACCGGCGAGGTCCAGATCCGCCTCCTGCGTCCCGATGCCACCATCGGGGCGGTTGGGGCGACCACGGCCGAGGCCGTCGAGAAGCTGACCGCCAAGGTCCACGCCTGCTGGAGCGGCCTGTGAACGTCAACTGGTGGAAACTCCAGAACTTCCCGCACCGCCTCCGCGGCTGGAAGGAAGAGGCCAAGCGGCTCGCCAAGATCGGCTTCAATGCGGAGCTGAAGGCGCGGGTCCGGCACCCCGGCGCGGACTGGGTCGACCTTGGGGTCGCCTCGCGTCGCGTCATCACGACCGTCGGGGCCGGCTTCATCGTCGACGCCTTCCAGAATCTGGTCGAGCTGGAGGCGATGAACTACCACGACTCCGGCACCGGAACCAACGCCGAGTCGGCGGGCGACACGGGCCTCCAGACCCCGGCAGGTCCGGCACGGGTCACCGGCACGCAGTCCGAAGGCACCAGCGTCCAGTACAAGACGGTCGGCACCATCACCTACACGACCACGCAGGCCATTACCGAACACGGCATTTTCTCGGCCAGCACCTCGGGCGTCCTCTTGGATCGCTCGGTGTTCACGGCCATCAACGTGGTCAACGGCTCGCAGATCGAGTTCACCTATACGCTGACCGTCAGCACCGGGACGTAAGCGAACGTGGCCATCACGTTCTTCGGGTCTACGTCGAGTCCGGCGGACAACGGCACCAGCACGGCGACGCAGATCACCCTGACGCCGCCGGCGTCGATGACCACAGGATGCTTGGTGTACGTCCGGTGCTACCAGCGCGGGACGGCCACTTTCTCGGTGGGCGTGACGGGCGGACAGACGTGGAATAGCTTGACCCGACAGGTCGACGGCACCACGAACGCCACGCAGGCATTTTGGTGTACGTTCAACGGGACGTGGAGCGCCAACCCGCGCTTCGACTTCTCGGCGGGGACGAACACCAACGCGGTGATGCTGGTGTTTCAGCCGACGGATACGGGCAAGGTGTTCGCGGTCGATACGGCGGAAAGCACGCTCGCGTTCACCGCGCCGACCACGCCGTTTACGGTGACCATTCCGGGGCGCACGCCGGTCAACGCCAGTACGGTCAGCATCGCCGCGTGGGTCACGGCGGACGATAACACCTGGGGGACGCTGGCAGGGACGGGGTGGTCCAAGACCAGCCTCGCCGCGCAGTATCGCAATACGTCGGGCAACGATATGTCCTCGACGTATGCCTATCGTATCCTGACGACGGCGACGGCGACCAACAACGTCTCGCAGAATCAGGCGACGCTGGGCGGTGACAGTGGCGTGTACAGCATCGTCACGTTTGACGAGGAAGATCCCGGCTCCTTTACGCAGGCGGTGTCCGGCACCCTCACGATGGCAGGGGGCGTCACGACGGCGACCCGCACCCCCCGTGCGGTCACGGGCACCCTGACGACCGCCGGCACCCTAACCTCGGCCGCACGGTTTGTGCAGGCCGTCACAGGGACGCTGACGTTAGAGGGCGCCATCGCCACCGCGGCGCGGTTTGCCAAGGCGATGACCGGTAGTTTGAGTAGTGCAGGTAGTGTAGATTCCACCTATGTCCCGCCGAGTCCCGGTGGGGATGACGCATTAACCACGCGGTTCCGGCGTAACCAAACGGACTGAGGACATCATGGCAGAGTACGCAGGTCGATTTATCACCCAGTGGACGGAAGTGGCCACGCAGAACACCAACACTGCCGCAACGGCCACCAAGGCGGGCGTGGCTGGGCAGCGCCACTTCATCACGGGCTACAGCGTGTCGTGCAGCGCGGCGCCAAGTGCGGCCGTTAGCGTGACCATCACCGATGGCGCGACCACGGTCGAGCGCGTGGAGTTGCCGGCGGCGGCCTTCGCGCCGATCGCGGTCAACTTCAGCGCCCCGATTCGCTGCGGCATCAACGCGGCGGCAGAAATCACCTGCCCGGCGGTGGGCGGAACGACCCGCTCGACGGTCACGCTCCGCGGCTTCACCCTGTTCCAGTAATGCTCGTCCATCTCCTCTGGGCCGCCGTGACGGTCTACGCCCTCCACCGGCTGAGTGCCGTGCTGGAGCGCTTTGCGCCAGTCCGGTCGGCCCCAGAGGATTTGGTGGCCCCCGTGGTCGAGGTCCCTGAGGATCTGGTCGCGGTGGCGATGCAGGAACGTGAAAGTTGGGCGCAGGAAGAGACATTGCGGGCCATCCGCGAACGGTACGAGGAACTCAAGGACTGGAATCGAGTTCGTTCTGCCGTCGGCATCGGGAGAATCGACTAAGTGACCCTACCCTATACAGACGCCTTGTTGGACGACGCCCTGACGCGGTCGATGGAGGGGTTCAGTAACAACCCCGAAGACCCGAACGAGCAGGTCGCGCCCAATCCGCCAGAGGATGCAGGCAATACCTCTGCCGAAGACGTCTCGGCCCTCCAGCGAGCGCTTTATGGCGCGGATTTTCCGGGGGCCGACAAGGCCACCGAGGACGATATGGCCGCGTGGGCCAGCTGGACCCGCGGGCTGTGGGAGTCTCGGCGCGAATCCGTGCAGATGCACCTCCATCTGGTGGAGCGGAACCGCTTGTTCCGGGCCGGCCAGCAGTGGATCTCCGCCAACGGACTCGGCCCCTGGCGTGAACCGGCCCGTCCGCGCGATGCGGCACGGGTCGTCTACAACATGATCGACAAGGCGCTCGACCAGCGCCTCCAAATCTTGGTCGACCAGCGTCCCGGCTTCTCGGTGACCCCGGTTACGCAGGACCCGGACGATAAGCGCAAGGCGCAGGCCCAGCAGATGGCGCTGGAGTACCAGTACGAGCAGCTCCAGATGCCCCGCTTGGCCCGCGAGGCCGCCTTCTGGGCGCAGACGGACGGCCTGAGCTTCTGGCACATGTTCTGGGACCCAGATCGTGGGCCGTGGGACGAGCGGCTGGGCGAGACGCCGGGCCAGAAAAAGCCGTTGGGCGACATCGGCTGCCAGACGCTCCGCGTCGAGCAGGTCCGTGTGTCCCCGAACGCCACCGTCACGCAGGCGCCCCACTGGGTCGTCGTGCGCGAGGTGATTAGCCGGGCCGAGGCCGCCTTCCGCTACGGCGTGACGGGGCTGGACGGCGCGGACAGCACGATGATGAGCGGGAACCAACCGGCCTATAGCGGCTCGGAGGGGATCGGGTCGTGGGTCCTGACCCAGACCACCATTGGCGAGGGCCAGCGGCTCCGCGACGAGGACGTGACCGAGCGGTTCACGGTCTATGCGGCACCACATGCAGATGCCCTGCCCGAGGGACTGCACCTTATCGTGGTCGGGGACACGGTCGTCTTCGGTCCGGCCCCGCTGCTCTGGAATACCATCCCGGTCGTGCCGATCCGGGACGGCTCCTCGGACCCGTCCTTCTATCCGCGGCCGGTGATGGAGCAGTGGATCGACCACCAGATGCGGGTCAATGCGCTCCTCTCCAAGTGGGTCGAGAATATCCGCGTGAACGCGGGTGGCCGTTTCCTGACGCGCCCGAATACCATCGCCACCGAGACGTTCATGGGCGGTGTGACCTCGATGATCGAGATTCGCGGCGCTGGCCCGATGAGCGATTCCATCCAGCCGGTCAATGGTTTCTCGGTCGGGCAGGACGTGAAGGAGGCGCTGGCGCTGGAGAAGACAGCCTTCGAGGATGCCTCGGGCTGGAACGCGGTGAGCCGCGGCCAGGTGACCGGCGAGTCGGGACGCGCCATCATCGCCAGCCGTGAGCAGCTGGAGCGGGTCTTCAGCCCCGCGGTCAACGCGCTGGCGCAGGCGTATACCGACTGGTGCAAGGTCTGCATGGCCGGGATGGCGTGGGGCTACGATGTCCCCCGCTCGCTGGGCGCGGTCGGCAAGGGCCGGCCGGACCTCGCGCGGGCCATCAGCACCACGGACTTCGATGGGCAGAGCGATGTGAAGGTCGAGCCGTCGACGATGATGCCGATGCCGATGGCCTTCCGCATGTACCTGCTTGACAACTGGCTCCAGACGGGCGTCATCGACGCCAAGGAATACCGGCGGCGACAGATGTTCGCCATCGCCAAGGATATTGCGACGCCGGACGAGGATCAGGAGGCGCGGGCCAAGCGGGTGGCGGATGCCATTCGGATGGGCGGCGCGGTGCCTGAGATGCGCTGGCAGGATAACGAGGCGATCCATCAGGATGTGTTGGAGCGGGAGATCCTGTTGCAGGACGACCTCGATCCGCAGGTAATCGCCACCGCGCAGGAGCGGTGGACGGCTTTGGCCAATCAGGCCATGCAGAAGCAGGGGGGTGGAGCACCGCCGCCGCCGCAAGGCGCGGAGGGTGCCCCGGAAGGTGGCCCCCCGGCTGGCCCTGGCGCCGCCAGTGTGCCCTCTCTCCCGCCGAACCAGCTGCCGTTAGCCGCTGGCAACCCGCCGATTGGTGTCGCTCCGATGCTGCAACAGCAGCTCGCCGGTGCGCCAGAGGCCGAAATTGCCGCGCGGCAAGCCGACATCCTGGCTCGCCAATCGTAAGGAGTTGTGATGGACATCAGTACCGCGTTGTCGGAGGCCGCCGAGGCCGCAATTTCCTCTGTGCCCAAGGATGCCCCTCCGCCCGCCCCAGAGCCAGAGGTCGAAGCGCCCGAGGCCGAGGACACCCCAGACACCGTCGCAGAAGAGACCCCGGAAACCGAGGTCGAGGCTGAAGCGGAGTCCGATGTCGAGGCGCCTGAGCTGCCTGAGGGGTATGTCGCCGTCCCAGTGGTCGATGACCAGCTGGCAACCGAGTTCGTGCTGAAGGACACTGAGGGCGAGGTCGAAATCCCCGCGCTCATCGTCGAATACAAGGCGAACGGGAAGGTGCGGCAGGACCGGCTCGATCAGGTGGTCAAGCTGGCCCAGTTCGGGGTCTATAACGAGGCCCGCGAACAGCAGTTCAAGCAGATTGAACAGGACGCCCTAGAGATCAATCAGGAGCGGGAGGAGTATGCCCGGCTCTTGGAAGAGCGTGAGGCGCAGCTGGAGCGGCTCCTGCAAGATGAAAACTTTTTCCTTTCCGTGCGCGAAGCCTATGAGGCGGAAAACAGCCCAGAGAGGCGGGCCGAGCGGGCGGAGAATGAGATACAGCGGGTCCGGGTCGAAGCACAGATGGCCCAGATCCAAGAGAAGGGACAGCAGTTTTACGAGAGTGAGGTACGGCCAGCTCTGGACCTAATCGCCCAGACCCTGCCCAACATCACTCCCGGCGAGTTGGAAGAGCGGATGGCGTATGCCATGCAACTGCACGCGCAGATGGGGCCGAATGGCCAGCCCTATCTCCCGGCGTCACAGTATGAAGCCGCTCGGCAGTACATCGTGAACGACCTCGCCACCTGGGCGCAGATAACCCATGCCCGCCGAAGTGATGCAGCTACCCCGTCCCAAGTGGTCGAGGCGCAGCAAGCTGCGGTGAAAGCACAGGTCGAAGCGCAGAAGGCGAAGCGGGCACTGGGGAAGGCCACCCAGCCCGTGGGTCGTGCCGCGACGCCGAATCAAGGCAAGCCCAAGGCCACCAAACCCAAGACGCTCGATGATGCGCTCGATAGTGCGATGAGCGAAATCATGTCGTCTATCCGTTAACACACACACAGAGTAAACCGAAATGCCTGCTCCTACCGTTATCACCGATGCGGAGCTGACTGGGCTTCTGAAGAACGTCTACTCGCAGTTCCGCGAGAAGGTGCAGAACCTCGTCACTCCG